GGGCCATTAAAGACGGAGTTTGTGGACGAACTTCGATTTTTGGGCAACGGAATCGTCCCAGATACAGCAGAAAAAGCAATCAGGTATTTGTTTAAGAAAGCAGGAGTGAATAATGAATGGTTACACTAAACTATTTTCAAGTATTATAACCTCAACCATCTGGCAAGAGGACGATAAGACTCGCATCCTTTGGATCACAATGCTTGCACTTTCAGATGCTAATGGTACGGTCGAAGGGTCTATTCCTGGACTGGCTAGAATGGCTGGGATAAGCTTAGAATCATGCGAAGCCTCTATGGTTAAGTTATTAAGCCCAGACTCATATAGTAGATCAAAAGACCATGAAGGACGCAGAATTGTAGAAGTTGACGGTGGTTGGTTTATTCTTAACAGGGCGCAATACAGGGATAAGAAAGTAAGTAGAGCAGACTACTTCCGGAAATACCGTAAAAAGAAGAGTGCAACATCTGCAACATCTGCAACATGTTGCACAACACCTTTGCAACAATTTGCAACACAGGAAGAGAAAGAGAAAGAGAACTACTTACCATGACAAAAAATAGAAGCGCCTATCCTAGCGCATAACCTAAGGTGTAGTTTAATTAAGAAAGTGAGGACTAGAATGTTTATAGTAGGATTACTTATTGGTGTTCCGATTGGTTATTTCGTAGCTTGCCTCATGTTCATATCGAGAGATAATTAACCTAAATCGTTGTTTTTGAGCTAAAATTGATGTCAACTGATTACAAAAGGATAAATTATGACACATAAAAGTAGTCAAGGAACAAAGACACATTACTTTGCAGCAGATGATAAGCTTGGAATATTGCCATATAACAATTTGGCAAGAACTAAATGTGGAAGAAAGGTGAAGCTGGATCATATAGTTACTTTTGGTGAAGATCCTACTTGTAGACTTTGCTTACCAGATGACAAAAGAAAGGAGTTAGTAATTCAATGTAAAGCTAAAACTGGCGTTATAGCAGAGCTTGATGGTAAGTATTGGGGTAAATTATATGAGGATGGTCATGTTTGCGAGATGGGATACGGTGGCATAGAGACTGCTACAATATGTGAGCCTGAGTTTTGTAAACGTCCTGTTGATATGACAAACCAAAACAGCCCTAATTATAGAGATTTACAGAAGGCTACTTTGAAAATGGTTAAGAAAGATATCATGTTCACAATTACGGAGGTGGAATAATGTCAGACTTTGGTCATGTTGAAAAAGTTAAAGCAGAAGTTGGTGGAAAGGTCTGTAATTTTAGGTCAAAGCTTGAGTACAGGTGGTCAGTCTGGACTCAGATGCGTAAAGAGCTTGGCATGATTGACAATTGGTGGTACGAGGATCCTGACAGCCTTCTGGAGATCCACCCCGGTAGATATGGCAACAAGAAGATGTACCTCCCAGACTTCACAATCCTTACCAATGGTGAAGATTACTCCTTCGAGGAAACAAAAGGATATTTCTCTGGAGCAGATTACACCAAGATGAAGGCTGTCTGTGAGACATATGATGCACCAGTAACAATGATCTTCGCTAATCTGAAGAACACCAAGAGTATGCGTACCCAGTACAACAGGGCTAAGAAACTTGAGTACCTCCTGGATCGTCTAATCCTGGATGCGAATGAAACTATTTTTAAACCTATCAAACATTTATTTCAATATTAAGAAAGAAGGTGTATTATGGATTGCAGTTTAATGTTTAGAGATGCAAGGCGAGCGAAGCTATATGGTAAACCGATGACACTGGCTGAGGAAGGTATCTTGGTGGTTTCTGATCCGCTTGTTCATGTGGAATTTAGATTCTCAGGTAGGTACCACCTAATCTCTCAGTCAGCTACTATGCAGGGTAATTTTAATGGCTGTAGGTTTATGCCAATAAACTACTCTCACCCAGAACGATGGGTTGAGATAATATTGCCAATGTCGGACTACCAAGAGGACTGTGCATTTGCCAAGGGTCAAGAGCTTGACGGCAAAGGATATGATAAGTTTGGAGTGTTCAGCTTAGTCTCTAACATGAATATAATCAAACCCAACCCAGAGCTATATTGGTGCAGTGAAGACGTACTGGAGCTTTGTAAGGCTGGTTATGGATGGGCTGACCTACAGTGCGATAAATTCAACCCGCTGCAAGCCTACTTTGAAGTATTGGACAGATTAAAGCAAATGAAAGCGAAAGTTATCGGTTAAATAAATGTTAGTAATGTTTTTTTAAGGAGATAGAAAATGACAGCAAGAAAAGGTAGTTGTGGTGGAACTCCCAAGAATGGCAAAAAAGGGGACAAGAAACCCGCAGGTGGTCGTAACAGTAGAATAAAATAGTAATGTAAATAAATGTATTTTTTTAAGGAAAGAACAATGGATCCAGCAACACTAGCGTTAATATTGAAATTCGGAATACCCCTAGCCATTAGGCTGCTTAATGATGGAAAGGACAACCAAGAAGCGATTGAGACAGCACAGGAAACCGTTGAGGCATTAGCGACAGGTGATGTAGTAGAGTCACTAATAGCTGCTGATGAGGAGCAGACAGAGTTTATTGTAAACTGTTTGCATGGTGCTTTAAGTGGAGTTGCAGAAGCTCTTGGGGAGTTGCTCGGCAATATCAATGATATTGGTAAGCCACAACAAGGTCAAGGCACAAATTTAGGGAACATTAAAAAATTACCGGGTTAAGCCATTAAAAAGCGGGGTAGTTGACACCGAGCCAGCTACCCCTTTTGGAGAGAGGATGAAAAGTTGTTATACTCTTTTTTTCAGTAACTCTTTGACATCACTTTGTATATCATCAAGCTTTCCTTCAATTCTCTTAGTAGTCAACCGGCATCCTTCAGCTGTAGCAAACTCTGATTTTTTTGCGTGGATGTCAGAATCCAGATGATGTTCATTCATCTTGTCATATATATCACTCAGCTTCTTATCTGTTGACTGTGCCACTTTGAACATCCATGCATAAGAACCAATAATACAAATAAATATTGATGCCAAGCTGCCGATGAACACTTTTGCTGTTATTACCGCTTCTACCATGATGTTACTCTCTTAAAAAATTGCCCTTTATAGAAGCACTATGCGCCATTGTTTCCGCGAGATACTTCGTACCATTTGCCGTCAGCTTTGCAGATTAAAGTAAGTGTATCTGTTGCCGTCATTGCCCAATTAGTAGAACTACTTAAAAATATATTAGTTCCATCTGTTATCGTAATTGATGTTTCTGCTATAAAAGTGATTATTTGTCCCTCAACTCCATCGTCAAAGTCTGTAATAGTAGTTGTACCAAGACTTCTTAATACGTCTGTACCCTGTATGGTAGGAGTAGCATCGGCAGTAACCATGACAGGTATTGTCTTAGCAATTATTTCAGTTTCAGGTATGTAAGTTCCACCAAACAAAGTACCGGCCAAAGTAGTGTTGTTGAAACCACTGGTAAGCATACCCTGTCTTACTGCATCTCTACCGTTATAATAAGCAGTTGAATTAACATCTATCGTAGTGTTATTCATTAAGCGAGTACGTTGAATATTATCGTTGATATAAATACTATACTCTTGTGTTTCGCTTGCCTCTCCAAAGACATTATTTTCTATTTTCCAATAGTCGCCAGTAACGTAAACACCTGCATTATTAGCTCCCTTATGGGGGCTAGAATCTGCGTTAGTATCAGTATTATTACCATGAATATAATTATGTGTTATAACATGGTTATTGCCAATATATGTAGAAGCTGTTGATGATTGTGCAATTCCATTATGAGTATTATCAAATATGTCACAGTTCTTAATAGTTACTCTCTGTGCAACATCAGGTTGCATAGAAACACCATATTTAAAGTTGCTTATTTTACAATTGTCTATTATTACACCTTCACAAGTATATGGTTTAATACCAGCCTTATCGCCACTACCTTGGAAATTACAGTTCCTAAATACAACTGGAAGTTCTAAATCGGTAGTAGATGTGATAGTTCCACCTTGTCCAGCAAGACCATTAATATAAACTCCATTATCTTCAATGTCGCTAAGTGAACAGTTTTCGAACACTAAACCAGTTCCAATCTTCTCAGCTTCGTTTGCATTAGCCACATAATCTTTCCCTGCATCACCTGGAAGTATTGAAAAACCAGCTTTGCAATTAGTAGCATTTACTCCGGATATATAAACATTATAACAACCACGAAGTTGTATTAGATATGATGAAGCATTAGTAAAACCAAGACATGAAACATTATCTATGGTTATATTATGTGGGTGGGTAGACCCAGTTGTATCATAAACAGTGTAACCACCAAAGTGAATATTTATAATAGCAATTGGGTTTGCAGTTGCCGAAACGAGAATATTTGAAATCTTAATATTATAAGAATCACTTGTAATGAATAGAAGGTTTCCATTAGTGGGCCGATTCGACTCTAACTCTATTCCATCGATTATAATATTATGATAACCAACACCTGAATTATAATCTCCAATTGAAACTGGACTTTGATAATTACCACCGCTGGTTGGATTAGTTCCTGCATTTTCAATAGTTCCATTAAGTAAAGAAGTATAGTTTTGCAACTGCAAGCATTTAATAGCTCCATCAACTATAAATATTATCTTAGATCCATTCAAATTAACAGTACAGCCATCTGGAACAACGAGAGTTGTTGTTACTTTATAAACCTTATCTGCCTCGAATATTAAATGACTATCACCAGCCGCAGCAAAAGCCGCTGTTAACGCTATTGTATTATCAGTAAGACTTGCATCGGCAGTACCAGAAGCGTCCCCAACTGCCCCATAAGCCCTAACATCAACCAACGGGCCTTTTGTGATAATATCTGTTGCAGTAATATCTGCAAATTCTACATCATCAGTAAGACCTAAATCTAGTGTTGCTCTTGCAGCTAAAGCGTTTGCATCATCTATAAGAGTTTTACCAAATGTTGATATATTAGCAGTTCCAGTACTCAATACGCTTGTAGTTGTTAGGTTTCCAGAAGCATCAAATGTTACGTTCTGACCTGCTCTATCAATTGAACTTGCAAACAATGTTGTTGCTGATTCTGTATTTGGTATTTTCAAACATCGATCTATCTGCTCCTGAAATTCCTGCGAGATCCTGGTGAGCTTGTCATAACCTTCATTGATCGCTGATGTTCTAATTATACCAGTATCAACAAAAGTAATAACCTGAGACTGTGTGGTAGACCGCCTAATCATTAGCTCATAACTGCTCGAATAAGTCTCTGTGGTCGTGATCGTACCACCAGAAGAGTAATCGTTATTCGTTGCAGATACAGTGTAATCTGTGGCACTGACAAGTGTTTCCTGATCTCCAGTTGATACTGTCCTGAGAATAACCTGGACATCTGATCCGGTAGATACCGGCCAAGTAAAGCTGAATTCCGTTGTGCTACCGTCACCAGAAAAAGTGGCGGGTACATAGTTATCTGGTGTACTGCCAATCGCAACTGATGCGAACAAAAATAATACTAACATTTTCTTTAACATTTCTCTTACTCCTTAATTAAGTTTTTCTAATTGTTAATACGTTTAATTACCGACTGAATCCTGTTGAAATAATTAACCCTTTTATCTTCATTTTCAGTATCATAGATACGTCGTGCTATCTCTGAGATATTGCTACTGATAGTATTATATTTCCTCACAAGCCTGATGTCTGTATCTGTCTCATCTCCTGATTGTATTCTGCGTTTAATTAAGGTCTGGTCTGCGTAAAATTTTGCAAGGTCTTTTTTTAGTTCGTCTAAATTATCTTCTGGTTGTATTTCTTTTATGATTTTACGATGTAGTTTTTCATATGTAACAAGGTGACTTTTATATTGGCTTTCACCTATTTCAAAGTTTTTCAACCAGCCAGAATCCTTTTTAATACTGTCTTGGAGTTCTTTGATATCTTTATGATGTTTTTCCGGTGATTCTGAATATTCTGCCAACTTTGCCTTGTCGCCTAGGTATCTATATACTTTATTGGAGGTGATTCTGTCAACATCGATAATCAGTTTAGATTCGTATTCATCTTTTATACTTAGCGGAGTTATAGGATTGTTAAGTATTTTCATAACAGTTTTGTTATAATTCTTAATATGTTCTCTTGGATTTTTTAGCGTTCCGAGATAATAATAAAGTCTTTCCTGTTGATCTCTCATTGAGAAGATTTGACTTAATACTTCTATTTCTCGTTTATCTTCTTCGCTTTTAGCAAGTCTTACACCAGTCAATGTCATAGCTGCCGACAATGCTATTCCTGTACCTTTCTGTCGTACCTGTTGGAATACGTTAGTCGAGATCGGTTCACCCTTTTTGAGTTCATGTATGCTTAGTTTCAATGTCTTTTTAATAAATGAATCTGTAATCTCAACTATCCTGTCACCCTTGTAGTCATAAAGAGCCTTGCCCATTGATAGCTGGTTAATATCAGAAATAACGTCCCATGTTGTTGATGTCATACCACCGAGTCGTCTGACTGTCCCTCCTATAGCTTTTCCAGGTTGTAGAGTTGCAATATTACCAAATACATCCCAGTAGTCTTTATCGTAACTAAGTATGTCAATCATTATCCTACGTCCATTTTTATCAACATGTCCTGTATCTATCTTGAATATGTCTCTAATATCTTTTAGGGTTTCAGGTTTTTTTGGCGTCTTTCCAGTAAAAATCATCGTACCTATAGTTGCAGCAGTAGCAGATATAATAAAGGAATTTATAATATTAGCCCTTGAACGACCTGCTTTAAATCCTGTGTCACCGCCCCATTGTAGAATTGATTTCAATATTGATCTAAAGTTACCTTCCGCAAAACCAGGAGCCATAAACTTAAACCTGAGAAGCGTAGTTACTGTTCCAGATCTACCGAACAATCTCTCATTCATCATCCCATAGAAATTCTGTTGTTCTTTAATAATATCTATTTTTTCAGCAGACGTTAAAGAACGTCCTAACTTTATTTCATTCTCCCTAACTCCATCAAGAAATTTACCATACTTGAGTTTTGGGATATAACTTTCAAACATCCACTCAACGAATTTTTCTGGAAGTTGGCTTGCAAACGCAGCTCCCTTTACAACCTTTCCAGCACCAGTGATTCCCATAGCATCATTTATCTTATCAATAGTATTTGAGAAAGCCCTTTGTGCCTCTGAATCTATGCTATATCTATGACCGCCACCGTGAAGAACATAGTCTTTATATTCAGGTGTCTGGAATATCGGATCGCTCTTTTTAAATCCGGTTGTTGCTCCCCTAAGAGCAGTTTTTTTATGCAGGAATCCAAGATAACCACTATCAGCAAGAGCTTGTTTTGCTTCAACACCTAAATGGAAAGCACTACCAATAAACTTAACAGTTCTAAGAAAATTGTTTACTTGCCTGATAGTATTAAGTAATGGCTGTCTTGTAATTTTATTTGTAGATATAAGATTGTTTATCATCTTTGCCAATTCAGGAGCTAATCTGACATCAGCAAAAACAGGGTCATTTACTTTGTCCCAATCAATAGAAGCACCTTCTGTTATAGCAATATACTTTCCTTCACCTGATTTCATTAAGGCATCTTTCATACTAATCATACCGTCAAGTCTAGCAATTGCCATATACTCGCTTCTCAAGTTGTTTATAGGGTTAGAATCTCGTAAGTCAAGACCAAAAGCTTTAGCGTCTGCAACTGTTGGTAGTTTCTTTTGCTTAGTGAATCTCTTTGTTGTTTTCCAGTAGTCTAAGAATTTTTCTACTTTTCGTGGGTCTTTATAAAGACCATAAAAATAATCTTCAACATAACCTATTTTATCACCTACTACCTCTGTCAGATAATCATAGTTAAAATCTGATATTCGGGTAATCATCTTACGAGTGCCAACCAGTTCAGGTGCATCTTTAGCTAATTGTTCTAATGCTTCAGCCTGAATAATTTTTGCACTTTCTGAAACTGGCTTTCCTCTCGATAACATTAGATTTTCAAGTATCTTATTTGAATATTTGCTTAAAGCCTTACCGTATTCGCCAAGAGTTCCATCAAGACTTTCAAGTTCTTTTTCGTTAAAGTCTATCATGGCAACATCAGCCCTATGAACGCCTTTAATAACCTCGGCATAAACATCTTTGCCCTGTGCTATCTCAACAGCCTTAGACGGTTCTATAACCGACATAAATGCTTCGTGTATCTTAGCAAGGGGGGTTACGTCAATGAAGCCACCTTTACCTTTTAATATATCTGGCTGTTTAATTTCTTTAATAAGTTCTGGATTAAATACTATTAAATTGTTTGTTGGTTTATTAGTAGTGCTTGGGTGGTAGTTATCTTTGATATTCTTTAAGATAAGGCCGTCATGCCCTTCTTGTATCGCCGTTTTTATGTCATTATTAACTGTTTTTGTCCATTGTTTTCCTTGTAAATCAATGACTTTAGGGTTATAAAGCGTAATTTCTCTTTCAACAACTAATGGAACTGAGTTTTGAATATCAAATGATGGCTTATCGGCATAAGACTGAGCGGTACTACGGTTATCAGTGAAAGATACTCCAATGTTTCCGGTTACACTTTTACCTTTAAACCCTTGTTTTATTCCTCCATGTAAAGAAATAAACTCATCATTCTCTGGTAGTAATTCCGGTGCATCTTTAAAGTATCCTTTTTTATTTGGGTCAAATTCAGGTAAAAATCTACCATCTGGTGTACCATGAAAAGCCTTTAAAGTGACTGGTTCGCCTGTTTTAACCTGTTTAACTTCTTTCTTAATTGGCTTTTCAGCTATTTTAGGTTCTACTGCCTTTTCTGCAGCCCGCTCAAGAGGTAACTGTTGAACTCCTGAACCGTCTGGAACCCTGAGTTTTCCGGGGCCTTCTGTCCACTGTTCGAGAAGGCGATTTGTGACTTTCGTAAGATTTTCTTTTGTTGAGTTCTTTGCGTATTCTTTTGTTGCTTCATTTAAAGCCTCCGCTACTGCGCCTTTGGCATTTGCAAGTTTTTCCAGCATAAACAAGACTTCTTCAGCTTGTTCTTTAGCGGCAATGTTCTCTACCTTTTTAAGAATATTACCCTTTGCCTCTATTATACCGGTTGATTTTGCAAGTACACCAAAAACTTTTTTATTTGTTTTAAGTTTCTGTTCTATGTTTGCTAAAACCTTTGCCCTTTCAGCATAAAGACTCTTTTCGGTAGTCTCTAATCCGAATAAAGTATGTTCTGATGTTGTTAATACTGGTGCTGAGTTTATGGTAGCTGATAATAATTCAGCTTGCCTAACAGTATCAATCTCACCCTCAAGAATAAGGTCAGCTACTTGTTTCTGCTGTGCATCGTTTTTAACGTTCCTACCGATAGGTGCTGCAAAATTGGCAGGTAGTTTTTCGTCAACCACCAACCTAAACACATAATCAGATAGGTCTTTCATATCCATACCCTGTTTGACAATAGCGTTATTAGTCGGTACGCCCTGTTTTTTAAGCTTATCGATGGTTATATCTGAATCTCTAAATAGCTTTGCAGCGTCAATAGCAGTTCCTTTGCCATCTGCAAGGTTTCTTAATGCTCCTGTGGCTCTTGCGTCTGCTGAAGTCCAGCCGTCTACTTCTCTAATTACCCATGTATTAAGACTCTCCGCGCCTGTCTTTTTGGCAAGTGCTACCCTGTGATGTCCGTCAACGACAAAATATTTACCTGCCTTATTCTGCCATACTAAGACCTGACCAGCTTTTACAGGGTCAAACTTATCAACCTCTTGCAATGCTTCAGTAACCCCACCAGCCAGCTTTGCGCCTAATTTAAACTGGAACGTCTTAGGGTCAACATTGATCTGGTCTGTTGGTATTGTTGTCGGGGTATATGTTTTACCGCCTACTTGTACTGGTTTACCTACCCCCTTTTCCACCTTCCCTTGTGCTTGGGGCTGGGAGGGGGTGAGTTGTATTATAGGAACAGGTTTATCACCTACCATACTTTTTATTTCTTCTTGAGGATTAGCAGAATTATATATAGTAAAAGAGCGTGTCACGTCCGCTTGAGAAATACCGAGTCTTGTGGCTATTTCCTTAATTGTTTCCTTTGAAGGACGGCCAAAAGAATCATTCAGTTGGCGTGTCGATGCAATTTTATGATATTCGTCCGTTACCTGCTTGGAAAAAGACCACCAATTTTTATTTTTCTGTGGCATTTCTGATATAGGTTTCCAACCATCAGGAGTTTTGATTTCTATATTTTGCGGTGGTATAGTATTTTTTGTTGCTTCATTTAAAGCCTCCGCTACTGCGCCTTTGGCATTTGCAAGTACACCAAAAACTTTTTTATTTGTTTTAAGTTTCTGTTCTATGTTTGCTAAAACCTTTGCCCCTAGCACCTTTACTTCTGTAGGCACACTATCGGGCTTAGTAGCGGGCGTTTGGACGATAGGTGTAGACGTAGGCTGTGGAGTTCCGGCTACTGGCTTTTTAACAGGAGCTATCTCTGTAGGTTTAATAGGAGCCGCTTTTGCAGCTTCTTCAGTTGCCGCCTTTGCACCAGAGTTCCAATAAGCGTTTATGGAAGCGTCTTTTTGGGCGGCCTTTGTAATTTCATCACCAACCATTCTAGTCACTTTCTTTAGTTTAGCGACATCAGCAGCGGTAGGATCAACTCCAAACCGAGCTTTAAACTGCCTCTTAGCCTCATTAAGCAATTCATCTGAAAAAGGTTTACGTCCATAGTTCATCAATCGTGGAAAATTTTGCCAAAGTGACGTATATGCTTGGCTTGCTATAGTCTGTGCTTTCTGTCCAAATTTTGTAGCTATAGCTATTTTTCCAACAGCACCAGCAGCAGGACTAATCGCGGAAAATCCTGCGCCCCATAAAGCCCCAGCCCACGCAGCTTCTGATTTATCTTCACCTTTTAAAGCTGCACTACTAGCACTCCAAGAAGCTAAAAAAGCTATGTTCTCAGGAGCAAATTTAAGAAAAGCGGCAATTCCATCATTAGCAACTTTTTTTAATCCAGCCCTACTTAAAGTATTTAATACCTGTGATCCACCAACTAAGGCAATTTGTTTGGTTACAAAACGAGACGCAAGTTTCTGACCTGATGAAGTTAATAATTTGTGAAGCCCAGTTACTTTAAATATACCTTTCATAGCATAATATTCAGTTATTTTTTCTGCTGAATATCCTACAAGTTCAGGGCCCTTTGTGTACCAGTCTGGATTGTTTACTAACTCGTCTTCATATATGCTCAATGCTTCTTTTCTTGTAATAAGTCCCGCTTCTCTTGCTGCTGTTGCTCCTACTCTGTTTAGGATGTGTCCACTAGCCATATAAGCATCAAAAGCGAATCTCTTAACTGGGTTCATATCCCAGTAGTGTTCTGGTTTAGCTCTGCCGGTATAGCCAGCAGTAAAGAATTTATTCCAAAATCCAGGTTCTTCTCCAGCTATCAGTTGAGGTTGTTCAGCTGGTAAAGGTTCTTCTGGTTGTGGTAAATCATCTGGGTCAATAACGTTAGGATTCCAGTTTGAAATTTCATCGTAGTTTTGTTCAACTGTGCTGATAGGTAACTGCTGGTCAACAGATATATTCTGAATATCTACACCTTTTGTGTAAGCTTCGTCTGGTGTTTCGTCACTGACAGGTTTTTCTTCTAAGGCAAGAGCAGTATCCCAGACAGATCCTTTTGCAGAGTTACGTTTTTTAGCTTCATCCCATACGCTCATTCTGTGTATCCTTCCTCAGCTGCTAACCGTTTAGCTTCTTCAATATCATCACCTGCTATATCCAAATAGTGCCTAGCTATCTTTGGAGTAAGTTTTTTGGATTCTTTGGCTTTTAATTCCTTATTCATCTCTATTTCACGCCGTTCTGCTTCACTTTCTGAAACCTGAAACGAAGCTGCAAGTTTTCTACCTTCTGGGTAGATGTCTGTAATTTTTAACGTATCACCTTTACTGGCGATCAAGTTAAACCACTCTTGTTGGAAATCACCAAAAATCTTATGTCTGATAGGAGCGTTTTTAATATAACCCAGTGAGTCAGGGTTAAGTAAAATTCCTTCAGCGAAATCATTAACCTTAGACATCATCTGTCCATAACCTTGTTCGTATTGAGCATTGACAGCAGTTACAAGAGCTTTGTAATCAGTTTCATCCATAGTAGGCTCTATTGGATTCTTGGGGTCTGAATAATCACCATATCTTGCTTTGTTTGCTCTGTCTAAAATTTTATCTCTTGTTTGAGATCCAGTAAGTATTCCCATTGTATCTTTGTACAATTGTGACCTAACCTTGGAATTTGCAACTATAGCTTCACCTGTTAATTTACGATCAGTTTCTTTTCTGTATTTCTGTAACATTTCATCTTGTTCATCTTCACCCAGAGATGTGCTTTCAATAAAACTTCTAATATTGGTCGTTACAGAACCATCTGGCAATTCTGCTTGTCCTGCTTCAATTGCATCGTAAACCTTACCTCTATCAACTTCCTGATTTTGCGTAAGCTCTTCATTTTGATGAACAGTATATTGCTTTTCTTCATCTTCGATAATATTATTCATATCATACTTCTGCTTTGCTGTTATATCTACTACCTTGACAAGGTCATACGCATCTTCGTATCTATTCTGGTTTATTAACTCATAAACAGGTGTTGTCTGTTCTTCTAAGTGCCTAACCTTCTCGTAAGCTATGATCTTCTTTTCATAACTGTTCATCAACTGTCTCTTCTCCAGCGGATCATAAAGCTCACCGCCAACATTCGTATTGTCGATAAGAGCCTCGATCTGCTTCATCTTTATATCCATCTCATTAACATGATCAGGGCCTTCAGGATTACCTTTGTTAATCGCAGCATTAGTAACCTTTGCATCATCTCTTAGATTTGACCCAGCTATAAGATCAGCTGCACTAAGAGCATTAGCTTTAGCCTGTTTCATCGTCCCTTCTTGCACCTTCTGAGTAACAGACGCTCCCCAGACAGGTGAATTTCTGTTAACAAAATTACCTCCTATTGATCGTACTCTGGTATTAAGCTTATTCTTGGCATCATCAATAGCCTTAGACCTCTTATCCCATTCAGGTTCAAAAGTCTCAAAGCTCGCACCACTCTTCATGTAAGCTTCCTGATCGATACGTTGCTGTGCTACGAACCCTTGAAAGGCTGCCAACTCGCCACCATCCTGAGTATCCTGAATCTCTTTTGCCTTTGCCAAAAATGCACCAGCTATTTGTTTTGTTCCAGATGCTATCTTGTTAAGAGAGTTAGCATTCTGACGTGCAATTCCATTATCAGACTGGTATTCACCCGGTACTCTTGCATCAGGTACTAATTGATCTGGGGGTCTATTTATAGTTACCATGCTTCTCCTATTATTTATCTTTTACTAATTATCAAAAACCATGAGCAGCATCACCACCACCACTTGAATAGTTAGTAGAACTCTTCTTTGTACTTGTGGTGGTACTTGTGGTGGTATCTGTGTTGGTAAAGTCAAGATCAGTTGACATTGATGCAATAGATCCGATACCACCAAACAACTCTGCGCCAACTGCCAGCCTGCCAGCTGATTTAATATTAGAGGCCTGTGCATTGAATGCTGATGCTTCTGCCTCATAACCCCTTGCAGCATTCTCACCTTCTCTATTTATCATCAGTGCATTGAGTGCTTCATTTTTAGCAGTTTCAAGACCAACTGTCAATGGCGTTCCTGCTGTAGTGACACCAGCTTTTGCATACCCAGCTCGCTGACTTGACATCAATCGCTGAGTCTGCTTGCGCCTCGCTTCAGCTTTAATCAATCCCATCTTTCGTTCTTCGTCTGCTTTCCTCTGGGCAAGTGCAGCATTATACTTAGCTGTTGCCGATGCAGCTTTATTCTGTTGCCTCTGAGCCTGCATTGAGATACCAGTTGAAACTGCTGTTGCTGAAATTGCTGAAATCGCTAATATTGTTGTTAACGTAATAGGTTCTGCTGTTTGTAAACCATCCTCATGCTTTGAAGCAGAGCTGTTTGTAACCACTAGGATTAAAAATGCCAATAGTAAAATCAATCTTAGATATTTCATTTGTCCACCTTCAAAACATAATAGTCGTGCGTCCCGTTTATCATTGTTCTCACCCTCTTTAAGCCCATATGCCTGACAAGCGTATCTGCTCCTGGTAAACCTATCCTTACTGAAGCCCTAACTGTCTTAAAATCACAAGCCTCCAGTACATACTTAAACATTAGCTTATAAGATCTCATCACAGAAAACTTTACCATCTGTGCTTCTCTAGTAAAATAAGTCCATGCCTCACCTTTTTTTGTTATAGGGTTAACAATCCGAATACCAGCTGCCATGATTGGGATGCCCTCAAAGCAACCAGTATAAGCAACCGATGTCTTTTGCAGGAATTCGCCCCATATCTTACGATGAGGAACTGGAGTTTCTATCATCTCTGGATCAATCGAGTTGGGAATAAGTATCTCAAGATCTTCAGCTTTAAATTCTCTAAAAGGTAAAAGCATTATGGCCTCACTTCAAAATCTGGAATTAACTCTATTACCGACATTGGCAATGGTATATTCTGTTCAATACATATCGAAGAATCTCTCGTATAAGATCCTTCAAAGAATCCATATTTATCGCCAGTATAAATTGGCACAGCTTCATCAATACGATCTTCTGCATCACGAAAAATGAATGGCGTTAGGTTATCAAAGTCAGGGCCATACTCTGCTCCAACTGTTTTATAAAACTTGACACCAAGCTCTGTTATCCTAACAACCGCATTCGCTACACCCTGATTTGCTTTGACCTCTAATCTCATAGGTTTTAGCTTACTGATATAACCCAAACCTGCAACAACTTTATTGTAATAATCGTCAAGTGTTATGATACCGCCAGAAACCTCGTATGTTCCCGCATAAGCAGAGTCACCCAGTACCTGAACATCTTCACCTTCAAGATGACTTAGAGTTGTGAAGCGATTCTCTACTTGATATACAGACCCTCCTAAAGTGTAAGCTGTAAAGTCAACACTATTGATATCAACAGCGCCAGTCTTATCTTCAAGGCTAAATGTATTAGTTGTGGCATCGTCAACTGTAAACACTTGACAGTTAAGCTCAGTCATCCCGGCAACAGACTCAAACCTGACTTGATCGCCATCGCTAAAACCATGAGATGCTGCCGTGACAACAGCTGGATAAGCTTGGGTAATACCAGTGATTGTAGCGGCACTACCGCCGTCAAAGGACAACCCAGAGTCAACAAAAAACATATCGCTCTGATCAGTTCCCCAGTCTATTGGCTGAAATTGCTCTATATACCGAACTGTGGATCCGTTTATCTCTCTCTCAATTGATATCCAAACTTCATCTTCACCATCACCTGGAATCACTGCAATAGATTCAACATCTCCATCGAGGATCTGTCTTGACCAGCCAATAACATCCTGACTTCTCTTATACGTCATAGTTGCGATATAACCGTCTGAAGTGCAACACCATAGAATAGGGTCGGGTGTCTTCTGAAAAGCGATCTGAGTGATACCCTGGCCTGTTACATGTTCTGATAGAACTGTCAAGTCTGGAGAAACGAATGCATCCTGGTCGTAAGAGAAAACAAGCTCCCTTGCTTTCTTGCCCTGCCTTTGGACATATAAAACCACGTTGTCAACTGTTACCGGCTGTATCATATCAGAACCGTAACTGGACTGCCTTCTTACGGATACTTTGGTTGGTGTGAGTGCTTCATCAGATGAACCAGATCCTATCTTCCATTCAGCTGAATTAGTGCCAATAAGCAACCAGTCTTGAGGAACAATCCACCTGATGACATCTACCTGATCAGATGCGATCTCATATATCAGAGCATCTGAGTCATTACTGCCGATCAGGAAGTTTTCCCAGTCAGCTGTCTGAGAGAACCATATTGTTTGTGGTAGCTCTTCAGTTCCTGCTAAAACTAGTCTCTCCTCGTAGAATGATATCGCTGATGGATATCCCTGGCTTGGACTCCATGCACCTTCTGACCATAACTTCGATGCTGTGATCCCGCCAGGTGCAGTCTTAACTATTGCAGTAACCTCATTGGCATCAGTAATTGCTGTTATCTTTGCTACCATCGTAACCTTAATGCTCTTCGCTACCAGGGAATATCTTAGAGATCCTGATGTATAATCAGACATTCTAACACGATAGATTGCATCGTCAACAATCTCATCGTCTGGATAGGTGATATTACCATCGCCTTCATAGTGTGTGGTATAAGCATCTTCCCACTGTGAGCCACCATCAAAAGATCTCTGGAGTATAACAGTTCCAGTCCAAGTGCCATGAGTGCTAAAGACGTAGCTTCGGCCATATTGCATTACAAGAGTATCTGAAACGCCAACCGCTGAAAATGTCCCCTCAATTGATTCCGACTCCTGGATATGATTGATACCCCAGATCGCACCAACATGATCAGCTGTCCACAGATCATCAGATGATATGAGTGTAACAGCCCCATCAACAACCACAATATCACCGTCAACAACTGCATTTGTAATATTGCCTGTTACTGTGACTATGAAGTTTGGAGAACTATAGGCAACACTCTCAACTGTCCATGTACCGTCATTGCCGGTAGATCCAAAAACCTGAAATGTCTTAGCGTCAGTGAAAACAGTATTAATATCTGTAGCACTGTAAATTGTAAAAGTATCTTTAGTGATGTTAACACCTGTTATGATGTAACCTTCTGTTGTGACCGTAGTGTCAGTGCTATTCTCGTCAAGGAAGGGGCCTCGCTCAAACTCGATCTCAGTTAATGACCAGTCAGTATGGCCTGACCGAGTTAGCTTGGCTGGTGGGTAATCTGAGTGGACAATATAGAATGTGTCAGCTGATTGGATCATCTGCAACTCAAATACATCATTGCCGTCATAAGGCGTAGTGATCTCATAAGCAGCTGCTCCGTCAAGGATCTGGCCACCGTCTTTATAGAACCGAGCATACTCATGCCCAAACTCAATTATATAAGCCTGCAACTGGGAGTACTCAAATGAAGCAAGCCTACAGGGTACCGATGAGTTTTTAGCAGTGGTAATGTATTTTGTACCGGGTCTTCTGGTAGTACCGCCATAAGAGAAGCAGAACATATTCTCAAGAGTTCTGCAACCACTGTAATACTTGGCAATATCTGTTCTACCCTCCAACAAAGGTGATAACTCACCTGCATTAAATGAGTTGATCACGCCTACATGCGCAAAGGCCGAAGTGTAAACACTTGACAGAATTAAAAATAATATCAGTTTTTTCATAGTCGCTTTCTTTGCCATTAGTCCACAGTTACCATTACACCACCACCACCCGAACTGCCTCCAGCCGATTCTGCTGATATAATATTAGAAAAATTATCCTGCGTGCCATCAAATCCGTAACTCATCGGCACCATTTTATTTTTAATTAAAGCCCCGCCGCCGGCAGTGTCATTTAAATAAAAATCAGTTGACAGTGAGTATGAACCACCAGCATTTAAGAACGGACATGCTGACAGGCTTATTGTTCCGAGATCATAGCTTGCCCAGTTGCTTTCATTTGCATCGACGTTGCCGATAAAATTATTAAAAAGATAAGCACAAGTTTTATTTGTTGCTATCCCGTTATTGTAAATCCCGTAAGCACCTGATGCGTTATTACCCCATATTATATTATTGAAAACACATATCCTGTGGATGTCCGCCACATCTGGCAATGTGTCAAAATGAAATCCCGTCTTAAAATTACGAATTATACAGTTGCTGAAACAGCTTGATGAAGCTGTACTTGCAAGTGAACTGATATAAACGCCAGCAGCAGTATTACTCTCGCCTGCTGTAATTATGCAATTGCTGATCCCGCAGTCATAGCTTCCGTTTAAATCTACCCCTCTGCATTGATTGGCAAAAATAAAACAGCCTTGCATATTTGTATACTCTGTTTTTACGGCACCTTCAGTCGCAAGCGTTCCCATTGAGCTTATCTTGCAATTAATCAGGGTGGTTCTTTTAGGATAGATAGCACAGGCAGATGATGAACTTGTCGAAGTATTATTTATTACACATTGACGTAATAACAATCCGTTGCTTCTATTACCATAGACAACATTGGTCGTATTTATCCCTGTCCATTTTATATGCTTATATTCGACTCTTAAACTTGTGGTTCCGCCACTTCCAAGCGTGAAAACATAAGCGGCCATATTGATAGTCGGCATATCATCTTCGTCGATCAGGTTGGCTGTAGTCTCATCTATCGGCTGAAAACAGTTATCAGCAGTTTCACCGTCATATGTTGTCCCGACGTATCGCAAACGACCGGTCAATGTTGAATTTGCGAGCATTGAAACCGCACCTGTCGCAGTCTCATCTTTATTAAAGAGTACATCAACCGAATAGCTTGCTGCGTCAATATGGGAGCTAATATAGTCGTCACAATTTTCTATGCTTAATATTACAGAACCTTTATTAGCAGCACCACCAACGGAAACATCGAAAGTGCCATCCTCAACAATACCACCCAACTCCGCAAGGTAACCATTGTCTATAGTACAATCAGCACCACTTCCATTATCTGTAATCTTATAATATCCATATGGCGGATTATTCCCCGTTACTCTTGTAAGAAAAATATATGTTCCAACAGTAACACCAGAAAAATCTCCAGAAACCCTTGAACCACCTGCAAAATATTCTACATTCGCAGCAGCTAAAGTAACCAGTGGCAAACCATTTGCGTCCATAAAATCAGACGGATTACCCGCGTCCCAGGCAGTTTTTGTAACAACACCAGGAATAGGAGTTCCTGTCTGATCACCAGTGCCCCCTGCAAACATTACTAAATCAGCTGCACAAGTAAAACACGCCATAAGTAATATCAATAAAATTATAGTTTTTCTCATATTTTTCCTAATCAACATTGGCATCAAACCAGCCGGTTATAGTTAACTTTACATATTCAGGTTCATCAGTCGTATCAAAATCAATAGCAAGTAAATGGTCTGTCTCAATAGTGTCATGCGTGATTACCGTATAAGTAGAATAAAAACAAGATGTTCCATCAGTAGCTATCTCAACCGCTTGTACTGTAGTTAGTGACGTAAAGTCAGTCATGCTTGTTATTTCTTCAAGCTCAAGGCTAACATCGTCAGTATCACTCCATGCGTATATTTCCTCAATGTGGAATGTGAAACCAGAAGTATTATGCCACACTGGAATAAGATCGGCAGCAGCAATATCGGCAGGTGCTATTAAGGTTATATTCAAATGCTTAATCTTTTGGGATGCCATAAACTGATTAGTGCCATCGTAAGACCGCATAGAAACATCGTTAGGCTCATTGCCAGCGTCAGTATCAATTGAAACCTCACCAAGAGCATCAACGTCAGGGTCAGTGCCATTAGGAAGCTCTACGGAAGTTGCACCGCCCAAATCATGCACCCCTAACCAAACTGCGCCATCAGCCTTATTCACAAGAGCTTTGTCAGCTACCACAGAATCTATTTCTGCGAATGTATTTATATCACTACTTGCCAAAAATCCCTGACCTGACCAGTCACCCCAACCGTAAGCCGTATCCCACTGACCTACCTTAGTAGCGGTGACTGTAGCAGCATCAATGGTTATGCTAGTTGTGAATGTCGGGGCGGTTGCAAAACATAATGCACCCGTTCCAGTCTCGTCTGTTACTATTACAATCATCTTAGCTGATGTGTCAATAGTGTCGAACATATTAAGAACTGTTATCTTTTTAGAAGTGGCAGTCCCTGCAACATCGTCAACAACGTACATAACATCTGCATTGTTAACAGTTGTCAGTTCAGCAAGATCTGTAACCTTAGTATCAGCTGCAAATATGCATGAGGCCATTAGTAAGATCAATAGTATTGTTTTATTCCTGTAAAGCATTATCACCACTTTCTAATAAAAGTTTATCTCCGGTTTCAAGTAGTAACCTAGCAGCAGGTGTCCAATCTGATATTGCTACCCTTCGCCATGTGTTTGTTGATACACAGATATAGTAGTAATTTTCGTCCCATGCCATCTGTCCTTCTAGTCCGGTAGTTGTTGGATCCGATGGTATAGCTGATGCAACAAAGGATAGATTGTCACCTGTCAAGTCAATTGGAGATGTAGCTGTTAGGTTAGTATAGTCTGATATGTCAAGCTTAGTTGTCAAACTTAGCTCATTGACCATAAGTACACTTGAATCTTCATCCCAAAATAACTTACTAACGTCAGAAAACTGCCATGTATCAACATCCCAGTAAAGCATCTGTCCTTCAGACGTACCAGGTATAAGATCAAAATCTGCAATAGTTCTGTGTTGCATCTTGTTCGCCTCATCAGTGAAGTCCCTGTCATGCAAGGTAGCAGCTGGCAAGCAAGAAGCTATTAAGAGTAGAGCGAACAATCTTTTCATTACACCGTCCTCAAGATAGTAGTTGTTTGACTCAGATTACCCATTGCATTATTTACTAGATCATCAACAGATGTACCTTTTCTTTCGTCATAACCAAGCTCCATTGCGTTTGATTCCTGCGCAACATACATCGCATCCTTGACTGCCTCAAAGAGATTCTTCGTCTTTGTCTTATCTCTCTTGAGTGGTTCAGCGAGCAGATAGCCAATGATCGTAGAGATCAACTTAGCAAAGTAAGCTGGATAACAGCTTTCGTTCTCCCTGAACAAAATGTACCGCAAATAGATAGGGCTTGTGTCATCTGTCAACAGAACATCAACCTGCCTGTTCCTACTATCAATAAAGACTTCCCTGCGGAATTTCTTCTCTTCATTATCATCAGTAGAGTCAACCACAGCGATAGGCCTTATGCAATCAGTAGGTATGTTATACATATAACTGTAACCACTTGTAGGAGTCTCTGATCTATTCGCAATTGTTGTCCTGGATGTGCAGAAGCACCAGTCAGTTGGAAAAGCAAAAGCTTCCTGCCGGGCAAATGGATAGACCGCTAATGCTTTCTTTCCTTCAGGTGATTTATCAGTAAGAGAAGTCATAGGCTCTGCGCCAACTAACAACAAACCGGCATTAAGTATTTCTAACTTGGTGAACATGTGTCAACTCCTTACATAATTAGTATCTTCTGCCGTAAACTGTCAAGTCTCCTGCCTGCTCACCAGTGGCGGCATCCGCATCATAGATAATAAACTGTAACCACTCAATGCCAGTCAAGTCCAATACAATTACAGCAACCTCATTGGTAGTGGAATTGTATACCATTGGATTTGCGCCATCGCCATCAACATCTAGAGGCCACTTGGTTAATGCGGTGATTACAATTGTATCAGCCCAAAACGCAGGATTGATATCTACCTTCACAGTAGTGGTTGCAATGTCTGCTGTTGACGTAGCTGCTGTCATTGTAATGTTATTTGCATCCGTCACAGCGGTTATAGGATAGAAACCTGACGTAAGATTACCCTCATTGGGACTTGTCACATAAGCCATCATCCCAACTACCGCACCAGAGAACCCACCATCAGTCACTGTAAATACATCACCAGTATGAACATAATTAGCATCAGATACTGAGACATCGCTACCTAATGCATCTGACCCGTCATGTGGATACTTAACAACTGACTGAGTACCTAAGATACCTGTACCACCTGCTATGTGCTGAAGCATTCCATTGGTCTTAGACCAACCAACAATGTCATAGCTGAATGTATCGTTAACCCCATTGTAACACTTACCACAGATCGCAAACATCCACCGGCTGCCTGCCGAATAACCCTCACTGATTGTCTCATCTTTATTAGTTGAGAGTATCCTGAAGGGGCCGCCAAGAGCTACGGTATTGCTATCCTTACTTGCAAAGTCACCGTCAGTTGTCAGGTCGTAAACAGCAGCAAATGTTGCACCATCCTCATCAGCTGTAGCACGAACCATATGCCAACTAGAATGATAAGTATCGAGTGGTAAGGCAAATGAAGCTGTCACTATTATTATAATCAAAAAAACAATTAGCTTTTTCATTCTTATATACCTTTCGTACAAAAAATGAGGCGAGCAGAGTATACCCGCCTCGTTAATATTAACCACCATCATCAGCAGAAGCAGCACCAATAATGCCACCTGTAGCAGCACTTCCTTCATCTTCATTATAGTAATTCTCAAATAGATACATGTCTGCAGCAACAACAGAAGCAGCTTTAGTCGCAAGATTACAAACAATGTAGTTCCCACTAATAAAACCTGTAGTGGTCGCAACAACCTCAATTCCTGGCTGAGCATTGAGTCCGGTGTTACCGCCAATAGTACCATTGAACAATAGATTGTCCTTGATAACTATGAAGTTACTTGCAGTTGTTATCTGATTGATATTAGCAACTGCATAATCACCAAATGATGTATTGCCCTTAATCACCATGTTGTCGCTGTCTTTAATACTCATAGCAGCGTTACAAGCACCAGCTCCCATATCAAAATAGCAGCCAACTATTGTAAGCCTGTCAGATGCAGCACCTGGAGAATCTATGCACTCAAGGAAGTCATCGGTTCCTGAAGCTTCAAGATCAAACCGGCAGTTAGCAATGGTCACTCCTGAAGATCCAGCCTCAATATCTATCGCTTCATTAACATCAGTGATATTCGCATGGAAGTTAAGGTTGACAACAGTAACATTGTCGGCACCAATAGCAAAGGCTCCAGTAACAGTGCCTGTGAAGTCAAACTTCGGTTGCAAGCCACCATTGCCAAGACCAATTACAGTTACACCCGCTACATCAATATCGACTTCATTGGCAGCTGCTCCCATAGTTTCAGTATGACCTTGAGCAATTAAGATTACATCACCGGCGCTAGCAGTGCAGAGATCTACCGCATCGTCAAGTGTAGCTACAGCGTTAGTCCAGCTAGATCCATCGCCCGCTGAAGATAGTCCACTGTCTACATAATAAACACTGCCCGTCCCTACATTGATACCAAGCTCAACCAGCTGGTCAATGGCATTCATCCAGTGCCAAGCTGTATCCTTAGTCACAGATCCTGACAGCCAATTGGCATTAGGTTTTACACTAATGTTGTAAGCAGTAGCATCAGCCTGCGCAGTTACGCACAAAGCCATCAACACAAACAACATTAAAAAAATCGTTACTAGTTTCATTTGATTAGTCTCCTAAAAAACTAAGATAAGGGACAGGTTTTGAGGCCTGCCCCATTTACTTTATACTACTTCCGATTCAGGTACTTCACTGAACCACGAAGTAAACTTGCCTGCAACGCCAGCTTGTGATACCGGCTCATACCTGGCACCAAGATACTGTTGCAGTTTCTTTGGCGGTACTGGTATCTGCCAGTGTCCACCAGCTGTTAAGAAGTCAGCCTGGGCAATAGTTCCAGTACTATTGAGTTCACGTTCACCGGCATCGATCTCGCCAGTAGTATTGCCAGTGCCATCGATCAAGTGAATGATCAAGCCACTGTCAAGACCTGTGAATGCAGTCGTACAAACAACATGGAGGATCAATCTATTGATACCCAGTTGCTTGTCAGCTGCCCCGAGATCAATACAGTTGTCACTTACATCTGAAGTTTCAACCGCTTGATCCTCGGATAGAAGATTTTTTGTGTCCATCATAATTCATTTCTCCTTAAAGAAATTCGTTTCTGTTTACATTAAACCAGTGTTGCCTGGGTCGTTGAGATCTGCTCAACCATACGGATAGGAATCCCATCAATCATGTTGACCCAGTTACCGAATGGATCTTTCTCACGATGGAACACATTCCCTTTTTCATTCACACGTTTGCGGATCTGCGCTCTAAGAATTCTAGGCACATACCAGAAACAGTGATCAGTACTTGGGATGTCATTCATTGCATCGATCATGTAGTTCTCGTCGAAGCTGAAGTCATCAACGCCATCGATATTAGTCGTAGAGATGTTACCAACTCTGCGGATATAACGAGGGTCGTGGATACAAAGACCGAAATGGCATTCAAGATAACTGACAAACGCCATGAAATCCAAACTACTAGCATCCTGAGTAAGTATCTCACCGAGATCCTTGACTCTGATACCCATACCTGAGACTGATGGATCCTGAAGCGTGAAGGCACCAGGTGCATCGTTCTGAGGGTAGATGAAACTAACCCTGTCCATGTTACCAAAACTGATAAGATACATCGAAGTCTTATTTGCTGTTGCAGATGCATTACCGCCAGCGTTGTCATAAACATACTCACTAGACAGCGTATTATAATCGCTTCTTGTGTTGATGCCATTGACGCTCTTTGGATCGCTTGCTCTGCTACCATCAAAGATGCTCGATACAAATGTCTTACTCATACCAGCCATGTACTGTGCCACGTACTGAGCCAGGATCTGAAGAGGATTCGATTTGTGCTGAATCTTCTTAACATCTGTTTTCTGGATTCCATCAAGCATACAAGTAGGTTCCTCGTATGGAGTGGACGATCCAGCTTCAGCTGCGATACCTTCGTCATACGCTCGGAAGGTTCCAGTAGGCTCGGTTGAACCTCTTTGTCCTTTGTGAGATGTGCCATCGTTGCACTCTTCCCACGATGCATCTCCAATGATCTCCAACTGTTGGCCCAGCATGTTGATGAGAGGCAACAGATTACCGTTGTTCTCTTTGTTAGCTAGA